CTCGTCAGCACATGGTCGTGCGATGGGCTGTAGGCAGATTCGCGGGTCAAGCTCCAGGGGATTTAAACCCCGGCCTTGTCTGCGGACCCCTGCGCACTAAATTTGAAGATCGTATCAATGGATCTGATCGCTCAGCTTTAGTGTGCTGACCCCCCGTACAGCTCGTCGCTCTGTTGTGCGATTGTGTGCAGGTTGCGTGTTGCCATCACGCCCCCCGTGTTAGGCTCGCCCGTCCGCTCACACCGGACTGGTTCGTCCACACAACCGTTGCGCTACCCTTTCCCAAGGGGTGCGCGGCACAACAGGCCGAGTTTTCGCTCAGCGGCCCCGATCCACTCTTTCAAGTGCAGGCCGTCCGCTTTCTGAGAACCATGTGCCCCCTCCGGTTTCACGGCCGCGCCGAGAGTCTTTCGACTCCCGTCGCGGGCGATACCCGGCTGAGGCCTCGTCAGCACATGGTCGTGCGATGGGCTGTAGGCAGATTCGCGGGTCAAGCTCCAGGGGATTTAAACCCCGGCCTTGTCTGCGGACCCCTCACGCGATAAATCGCGGCGCTTTTTGCGCCGCGCAAACTCGCGTGATCTGCGTCTGGGACTCGGGCGTGTTAGGGCACGCTCGAGTTGTGAGTTTGTGAGAGAGTTAAGGCTTTCCTTCAAGCCACCAGTCGTTAGCCTTTCGGCCAACCGGGTCAGGCCGTCCCCGCGGCCTCATGGCTCGTTCCACTTTCTCCGGGTCAGAGTACCCTGCTGTAATCAGCAGCGCGCATTTCTGCGTGTTCCGACACTCTCTCATGCGCGTGACCGCGCTACTTAATTGTTTGCCGCCCAGTGGGCGGCGGCGAGTCTTTCACACCCACACCGTGTCTCCTCTTCTGAAGGCGACGCGGAGTGCGTGCACGGGCATACCATCGTACAACACGATGTATGGTCTCCGTGAAACTAGTGGGGCGATTATTCGTCGCTCGACTAACCACGTCGACCTATACTTTGTGCTAAGTACGTCGGCTATGCCCTCCGTCTCGTCTGTCCAGCCTCCGACAACTATTTTGTCGTACTCGGCATCTGCGTCGCGTATATCGAGCGCTTGATTGGCTAATAGCCACCAAGCGCTCAACGCCACGTAGGTGTCGCGGTCCTGGTCTCCCAAAATGTCGTTGTCAAACGTCATGTATGGGTCGACTTTGGACTCTAAGAGGCCGTGCAAATACACTGGTGATAGCCTGTCTGTGATGTTCAGAGCTTTCACCATGAGACTTCGCACCTCGCCCGCTCGGCACACTTCAGTGTGTGTCGGGTAGGGCGTGGGTTTGGTTCCGGTGCCGGCGCGCGTATGTTTGTACGCGACGCCGTCGCCCAGCCTTCCAACCCGACCAGTACGCTGCATGTCTAGTGCAGCGTCAGTCGGGGTGCGGGCTAGGGCGCCTTGATCGCTAACGATCACTTCACCGGAGTCGACTAGTGCGGTCGGCGGGGGTATGATATTGACCCCCGTATCGGCCACACTAGTCGCGACTATATGCCCTTCGGGCGGGATGGTTCGTGCCACTGCAGTGAGTGGGTGGGCCATCTCGCCCATAGTGGACAGTGCTTCGACCAATTGCGCCACCTCTCTACGGGTGGCGCAAATGAACAGGACTCGTTTGGCGGCCTCGGGCTCTTTATGTTGGAGCTCCAAGAACATCGCCATCGGGTCGAGGTCAAGTCGTCGAGGCACTGCTAACGCGTGTTCACGTGGGATTGGTATCTCCATGTAATCCGCGTCAGGGCAGTAGAGATCGTCCGGTGTTGCGCTTACGAGCAACATCGGGCAAAGTGTTCGCAAGGTGTAGTACGCAATCGCTTGGACGGGCATACGAAGGTGGAATTCGTCTAATATGACGATATCCCCTCCGCGTGGCCCGACACCGCTTGCGTGCCTTGCTAAAAGATGGCCGTACGTCGCTACGGCCACCTTTGCGCATGTGTCGCTCACCCCCTTTGAGAGGCGAACGACATCATGCAGATCCATCCAGGGATTCGAGTATGAGTCGCGTAGCACACGTGTGTGCACAGCGACCCATACTCGGCCCTCGACGCGTGTCGCCAGCTGCTGGACAAGTTCGGTGCTTTTGCCCGTGCTTGTGGCAGCGCTGACGATCACGCCACGCGTAATCGCGGACTTTGAAGCGGAGAGTAGTTCCCCCGCCGCTTCAGTCCAGCGGTTCGCGTGCGGAGCCTTGGTCGCGTCATCTATCGCAGATGCAATCCTCCAGGTGCGAAACCTGGCGATCACCTCCGATATTTTTGCCATCAGGCCACTTGTGTGCAAGTGGCCGATGGCGCGGACAAGGAGGTCTGGTGCGAAGAGTGACCCCATTACCGCCACTTGTTTATGAGTGGCGTAGGGGTCTCTTGGCATCAGACCTGAGATTGCTGTCGAAGACGTGCAGGTTTCCAACCAGTACAGCGTGTTCAGCACGGAAAACCATCGTGGGGCATCTCGAGTGTATATCTCGAACGCTTCCACGAGGAGACCGAGCGGACCACGTCGTAATCGCTGGATAAACTCCGTCGTCGCCACATACAGGCAGGTGGCTAATACCATCCGCCCGTACAATAGACTCAGCGGCGTGGCCATAACCGCTTCTCGCATTCCTGGCATTTCCAGGAACCACCAGAAGTGGGAAGTGGCCGTCGCGGTTGAGTACGGCGATAAGCGCACTGCGGCGGCGAACTCGGACAATGTTGTGCCCGGGTTCGTCTCGACGCATTTGCGCCACACATATTTCTCTACAGGGTAACCCCACACATGGAAAATTCTAGTGAAGGGTGCTGCTTGTGGGCTCGGTGATAATTTCACCAATGCCTCAGGTAGATACCTGTGGAGTGATAGTCGTGTAGTTATAACCCACTCTCGAACGACTGATTCGAGAGATGGTTTTTGGGCAGCCATGGCGTATGGGGATACGGGCCGTGGCGCCTGTCGCTCGGTGTATGCCGCGTCGAGTACTCTTTGGTAGCTAGGCCACTTTAGAGGTCCCTTCGTGGCTTCCCTAAGCCGTCGCTCCATTTCTGGGGAGGGGTTTGCGTTTTTCGAGAACCGGGGTGTGACACTTTCGATGTCGCCACCCTGATCTCTGCTAACGTCGAACACCACCCCATGTGAGCGCGCACCGATGTACGCACGAAGGTCTGCCATCCATTCGTGCGCGAACCGGTTGTAGAGGTCGCGTTGGTGCCAAGTCAGTAAAGATTGGCCCACGCCCCTCTCCACCAATGACCGTTTATATGCTCTGAACGGCTGGCCCGAAAATCGAGACGCTACGGCGCCTCGTCGGGTCAGCAGACGAGCACGGTCATGGATCGCTGTGAACGTGGGCACAGAGTCGCGTACGCGCAGTATTTCTGCTTCGTACGCGCTTCCGCGCACAGCGTTCTTTGACAGATATGACAAGCCACCTAAGTCGCCCACCGACTCGATTCGGATCTCAAGGCCTAGCGCATCACGCGCTATCCTTGAGAACGTCTCGGGTGGTATGTCATCATCCGTCCCCCATATGTTGTCGTCGCCGGTGTTGTGGACGGAGTTGTGGTTGTAAAATTCTTGCGGGGGTTTCCCCGTCGCAAGGGACCACACCACCACCATCACCGCTCTCATCGCCCAGGTGTTGTCCCAACTGGTCGCGGATTGGCCAGTAGCCCCTCCGCGATTCTTGGGCCACACCTTGCCGGTGGGAAGATCGACGATTAGGGAGTTTTGTAGGCGGGTGTACTTATTTCGTAGCGCTTGGCCGACTTCAGGGAAGTCGCTCTTTTGCGCTCCGAGTTCACCCAGCCTACTGAGGATTTCGAATATGACCGGCGGCACGTTTGCGTCGAATGCAGTCACGTCTGCACCGAACGTTTGGCGTCGCTGCGATACATACTCGAATGCCCTCCCCAAATAGTCCGCTGTCAGCGGCGCTCCCAAGCCAGTGTGCGCACTCTCCCATATAGGGCGAGTGCGGCGCTCTAGCTCGAAAACGCCGTTGACGAAAGTGGTGAGCATGCAAGTGGCCATGATAGTTCTTGGCCCCTTACTCACCATTTTCTCAGCGTCGAGCGTCATCATCTTAGCGAACTCCGTGTACACGTCAGGGGGGTATTCCCCCGTGTCGAGTATACGGTAAGTCGCTCCGATGATGGCCTCCATCCAACCGGTTTCAGCAAGCTGTTTACGGTTCCGAACCTTGTTGATAAAAGGGACGCCTGTGCGGCCCTTCATATTCAACTTGGTCCGGACCGTTTCCGGAAGGACGATTGATGGGGCGTCGAAGGCCTCGGGGTTGGCGCTGTAGAGTGTATCTACGACGTCGTCCACGAGGTCTTCCACGTAGTCCGGACTAGCGTACGGCTCGATGAAATAGCGTGAAGTGACTGCCTCGCGCATTTCATCGGTAGCCGTCCACATGCCGTCCAGGCCCACCGCACCGCCGAGAGTCAAATACTCGGCTATGCGGTCCGTCTGTGTCGAGTCTATCTGCGTGTCGACTGAGTGCAAAAGGCTGGGGTACGAGTACTCCTGCGCGCTTGCCCTCGGCCGTTGCGGCAAATAGCTCGGTACGCGGTACACCTCGTCCGTGTCGAGTTTCGCTCCATTAGGGTGGGCGAGATTCAACTGGTCGATGATGTAGCTTATGGCGTCGTTTCGCGGGACGTTGATCGATGATCTACGTAGCGCGAGAGCGAGCCAATCCGCGCGTCTTAGCGATTCTATGTTCTTTTTCCCTAGAATCGCCCAGACATTCTTTTTCCGATCGTCGCGTGAAGCAGCGCTGTTGTCAATAGCGCGCTTCACTGCGTCGGTCAGAGCATTAACAGGCACGTTCGCGCCGACGGCATTGAGCCAGTCGGCGAGATATGCGGTGAACGCCAAGGCTTCTGCCAAGGAGTTCTCGCACGTGTCTATGACGTTGCCAACCACGGCAGCGACCCCCTCGAGGATCGCGGGTGATACTCCGATTTTTGCTAAGTGCGCGCTTGCTGCGTGCACCGCACGGGATATCACCAGGGCGAACTGACTCGGTGTCGAGTCGCTCGGCCCGCGGTTGGCGGCGAAGAGAGCCATGCAGATCTCTTCGCTCGGGGCACGATCGGTTTCAAGCGAATAGGCGGCAGCCACAGTGGCGTCGGCTATCGCATTGAACACGGTCGTTTCGGGTATGCCGGACTTCAGAGCGTCCGCGGCTATGCAGGCCGCGGCGTCTCTAAGTTCGGTGTTCTGCGCTGCCTCAGCGCCGAACCAGGTCAGTGCGCCGTCAAACGCCCTCCTGATACCCTGGATGCGTTCTTTTAGACGCCACTGCGGGAAGGCCTTGTCGATAGGCCCCGCAGCGGCAGTCGCCACAACCGCGCCTGATGCAAGGAACATACAGCAGGCGGTTGTGATCAGCAATGCGATTCCCGCATATGCAGAAAAGAACACCAGCGCGAGGAGCTCCAGTGCAAGCAAGCCTTTACCGTGTGATAGGTAGAGGCTCGCTAGCATTATCTGGCAGTTCCATATCGCACTGTAGGGTGCCGGTACGTCGTTCGTCAACGATAAGTCCGCGCTTGTTAGCGCGGACTTAATCGCGAACCATGGCGTTACCGCTGATACGGTTGTTCGTCTGAATGCGAAGGGTGACCCCAACGCATTCGCCCCGGGCTTGGTCGCCGCGCCTTCGAGCACTTCTGATGTTCTAGCATCGTAGTACCCGGCGTGGAGGCCAAGGGGCACCCCGAACACATACACTGGCGTGAAGAATAACCACACGCCCGTGACAGTGTCCGGGGCCAAACGTTTTTTGAAGGTCCACCCTTCCAATATTTCCATTGGGAGGGGGATTTTCGCCAGCAAGGCTGCGTACACTGTAGCTTTTACAGGGTGCGTGCCTGCGCTGACGAACAGGCTGGATGCGGGGTGGAATAACCCCGTAGCCAGCCCCTTCGTTGTCGCCCACAGAAGGCTCAGGTAGCTTTTATCGCAGTAATCTGCGTAAGCTCTGAGCAGACGTGGGCCAAGCAGCAGCAAGAGTGATCTTGCTACCCACCCGTTCGGCGTGAGGCGCAACGCCCCGATGAGAGTGCTCTCGATCGAGGGTAGAATGTGTGCGTACCTCATGCTGTACAAGGTGAACAAGACGAGCCACAATCGCGATCCTAGCTGGCGGAAATTAATCCGCCACCATATGAATCGCACTGTGTCGATGGGGTGACGGGTAACGTAGTACAGGCTTAGTGTCGCTGATAGCGAAAAATGGCCGTACACCCAGCGGTATTTCTCCGCGGGTTCGTTGCCCGTCACTTGTCTTGCTGCATCCTGTGGCGTTCGCCATTGTCGGTCGATTGCGTCTGAATAAGTGATAATCCTATTCACACCGCAACCCGACTTGAGCGTCGTCACAGTACCAACTGAGCCGTTCGTCACCGCGACGGTCACATCTTTCGCTAGATCGATGTGATCGCCGGGAGGCAGAACGGGCCAGTCGGCGTACTCTTCGGGCACGGGCACAGTGGACGACCCCAGAACGACGACCTTTCGGTCGGGTCGCTCTGGGTCCACTGGCTTGTGCTCGAAGAATGTTTTGCCATCCGCGCTACGAGGGAACCATGTGAGCCCCTTGTATGCACCGATGCGAACGCGTGCGCGATCCTTCCAATAGATGATCTGCACAATCCAATCAACCAGCCTGGGCATTCCCCCACGCGGATTGCGGGCATCGCGTTCGTGCGCTCGAAGTGAGTAAGCTAGCTGACTTGGCTTGGTCCAGAGGTAATCCGGGACCACGACCCAGCAGCGCGCTTTCAGCACGTCGGCCGCAGCTGTCACTAGATCTCCTAAGAAGTTGTATGCTTTGCCTTGCTCGCATAGAGCAAGGTTGGCAAGCCCTTCTTCCGGCGTCAAGAGGTGTACCACTGCCGTGGCAACCCCTGTTTGCCGGTGGGATTCTCTAGCGGCCGCCATGGTGGGTATTCGGTCCCCGTGTGTCCCAAATGTGAACCAGACTGCAAAGCGTCCTCCGCTTTCTGCTGCCAGATTCATCATGTTGAGGCCCCACGAGAGATAATCTTCCCTCGTCATCTCGTAGAAGCCTGATGGTTCAGACCACTGCGACATCACGTACCGAATGTCCCACCATTTCCCTTTCTTCACTACTGGAGTGCCGTCACCGATACCTCGGAAACGACCGCCCGGTGCAACGACCTCCCGTAGGTTGCCGCGCACCAAGCGCCAGAGGCGAGAGGGCACGGGGTTCCGCTTGTGCGGGTGAGATGCGCCGCCGTACGTTGGTCTGCATGCGATAGTGGGATAATCCCCTATCGCACACCAGACCTCGTCGACGCCGTATACCCACCCGAACGTGCAAAGTGTTCGAAAGAGCGAGTTGCCTCGCTCCGCGAACGCGTCGCCGCGGAACACCACGTCCTGGAAAGGGCAAGGCGAATTGATGTCCATGGCCGGGAATGCTACGTCCTCATATCTGAGGGCGAGCAGCCCGGTGTCTAGTCGTGCGCGTCTTGGGATCTGATCGGTCTCCAAGTCGTTCGCGACGGTGTATATTCGTTCATGACGCGAGTACACACCAGGTAATAAGCGTGCTAACTGGAAGTTGAAGCCGACTCCGTAGTGCGTGGGCAAGGTGACCCAACACTCTGCGGGCGTCGTCTGTTCGCCTTCCAGCTCGCTGAGGAATACCCAAGTCTTGACAATGTCGCGGTAAGCGTCCTTGAAAAGCTCGGCCATCCTCCGGGAGGGGACTGCGGCGATGCATATGATGCCGTCGTCCGCGTTCGCCTCCCACGCTCCAATCCGCCGAGCAGCATCGTCGTAGATCTTGTATAAGTCCAAGTCTTCGTCGAGCTGGTCGCGCATTATGTGGTCCCACACTTCAGGGCTGATGCCTTGAGTGAGGGTGGGTGCGAGTCGGGAGCGTAGTCCCCATGCACGGTCTCTTGAGCGCCATATGGCGCCCGGGAGATCCACGCCTCGCCAATCCGGGTCTCCGATGCGCCTGTTGCACACTCGGAGCCAACGCCCGCCTGCACGAGGGTACTTGACTATGTCAGTACCCCATTGCAGACGAGGGATGTCCAGCCGAGATAGTTCTTCGTTTCGTTGCGCACGCGCACCGTCCACGGTTGCCCACGGAGCCATTTTAGTTGGCTCCGGGGTCACCGTGGCGGAGCGGTACACGCCCCGTACGAGTTCCCCCATCTCAGCTGCCGAAAAGCTCGGGTAATGCCATGCGTTAAACGCCTCATCACCCCAGTTCTCTAGCAACGTGACGTTTTCAAACGCCACGCCCGGGCGCAAGCAGTTGCCGTATGGGTGTCGGTGAGACACCCACACGACTGGCGAGCGCACGTAAGCTATTGATTCGTCCCAGCCATAGACATTTCCGTACTCCCCGAAGGAGAATCGGATCATGTCACGGTCAGGGGCTAGTGCCGTCCCAAAAGAGAAAAAGCAACCGAAGTACACGGGCACCATCTGATCGATGATGCTCGCGTAACCAACGGACGCCTTCCTCAACGTGGGAACTAAGCTCACACACTCCGGTTTGAAGCCCGTACCATTGAGTAAAACCACGTCAATGTCGGACCTGCCGTGTGTGAGAGCTACCACTCTGAGCCCTGCGAGTAACCGCAGGTGGTCTTCAGGGAGAGGCACGTAGATTGTTGTCCAGCCAGGGTGTATCTGTGCTTGGGGGTCATCCCCAAGCGCGAACACGACACCCAGGTTTGCACCTTGGACGATCGATCCGGGATCGTTCCAAGTCGTGCTGCACTGAGCGAGGTTACTCGCGCAGACCAGCACTAGACTGTCCGCTGGGAGGTTAGCGACGGCTCTCTCGAAGAGAGTGGCCGCTAAGTCCCATGCGTCCAGACTCACTTGATCAAGCTGCGCCAACTGTCGCACACCCTTAGCACTCTCGAAAACTCGAGGGTCTAAGTTGTGCAAGGTTGGGAAGCTTGGGTCGCGGAGCCCGCCCTCGGTGAGGGCGGGTCTCCACATGTAGTCATCGGCGAAACATTCATAACCGTGTGGCGTCTTTTGATGCCGCACGTCGTCTGCTGCGCCGCGATGCTGTTGTGGGGGTGTAGAGAGGGCATAGCCGTAGCATGCGCCTCGCTCGTCATTCGCTTCGTGGTAAGCGAATTGATCGTCACCTTCCACTGGTGCCCAAACGTTGCGGGGGGTGGTGTTATGTCTACGCGACGTAACCCAACCCTCGCCAACGTCATGCACCACCAAGTCGTGTGCGTATGTCATCCAGGTTACCCCTAGGCGATATCCGCAACCACTCGGACAGTAATCTGTCTCGCGACACGCGCCTGGGCCTTCCCCGTCTATGACGAAAGAGACCCAGCAGCGTGGGCACGAAACACGACCAGGTTCAGGCGCTCCTCCAGGAGCGTCCGCCCCGACACAACGGGATCTGCGCAAATGCGCGATCACCGCTGCAGGATGCCGCCCGGGCTCCCCTTGTACTCTGAACACGTGGTCCAGGGCAGTTCGGAGAGCGCCGTGACACATTACAGGTTGCGTGGAACGCGCTGACTCTAGATCACAAAGTGGTCTCAGCCAGTGTTTCTTGCCTCGCGTGAAGTCGAACAGAGCCGGCCCTTTCGGGCACGGCCCAAGTTCTCGTTCAGCGATTCTCCTGTAACGTGCCCTGAACAATCTCAGGTAGCAGTATCCCTGTCGGGTCGGACTATTGTTTGACCAGACGAAAGGTCCCGTGTGCGTTGGCTTGTCGCCATCCCACACGAAGTGCCCTTTCGGTTGTAACACTTCCCAGTTGGTCTCGAAGACGGCAGAGCCGTCATCTCGAGAGTACAGGTAAGCGCCGTCTCGTCGGCCGTCTGCTGACCACCCTCGTGCTCTTGCTCGTTCTGAGTCAAGAGGCGGGGAGATACACCTCCGTGCGTACTCTGGGATGTCCCGAGAGTGTCGCACAGGGCCAGACGATCTACGCCTCCGTGTCGTCTTGTGGGCGACGCGGGGGTCTGGTCGGGGGTTTTCTGAACCGAGGCGTGTGCCGCGCCGGGCGAGCTCCGTTAGGAGCCCGTCCGGGCCGCGCACGCGCCGCTCTCCGCAAAGCACATGTGTGGTGTTTCCACCCACATAGTAGCTTTCCGTGGACATTAGGTACTCTGGTCTCGCGCACATGACTGCGCGTGCCCTCGGGTACCTCCCTAGTACTCGCGCCACCTGCGCTCTTCTGCTTTCGCGGAAGAGCGACAGGTAGCACCAGCCTGTCTCGGCGCGAGGGTTCGCGCCGAGCAGTCGCTCAATGGTGCTCGTCGAAGTCGCCCACTCGCCTCTACGCCTGTTTCCGGGCCGAGAGGTTCGCGGTGCGCATAACACGACCACCAAAAGAGCCATCATTCCAATCAGCGCAATTTCCGTGCACAGAGCGAGAAGGATGTTGTTTTGGATTAGCAGCTCCCATAGGAGCCGACCGAGCGCTGCCAGACTCGGACAGCCCGTTCCAATCCTGAGCACATGCTCGCCTAGCCTTCCGAGGGCAACGGCGAGCAGCCCCGACAACAAACAAAGAAAAAGTCGAACTATGATCGAAGAGGTCGATCGCCTGTCAATCCAGTAGCGTGAGCCACTGACACCCCTGGAATCCCAGGTGCCAGTTTTGTTTTTGTTGCCACCAGTAGTATATGTGAGGGGAGCCTGGTGGCCCACCCGCCCGCGAAGAATTTGTGCAGACATCGTTCGCGCCCAGCCTGCCGACTGGACGCGCGGACGCTTTCTGTGCGGCAACGCCCGTGGCGCGCCACGATCAGGTTTTTCATTGTCGCCGTCTGCGACTTCCCACCGTTCGTAGTACTTGGTTGCCCGTTCCCCCACGTTCCACTTGCGTGTACTTGCGGTTTTTACTGAGTGTTCCGTCGCAGACACCATTTCTGGTTGCCGTAGCTAGCTCCCTGGCTCGTGACACGTGCACCCACTAGGCCCTTACCGCGCGGCTGGTGTGGTCTCTCCATACAGGGCGTGCTTAATGGCCCCATACACGTTCGTCAGTTTTTCATTTGAAGGCGTCTATACGCGCCCCATCATGCCCCACGGGCCTGACTACGTTAGCCACCTTTGGTCGCAGTGGAACTCGCTTTCGCTTGCGCTACTAATCTCGTCCATAGCTTCCTTGAGTGACCCGCATGCTTGCCTGGCACGCGTTCCCAGCTCACTTCCCCGGCCAAGATCATAACCGGTTCTACAGGAGTCTTTCAGGGGATTTTCGGGGCTGCTCGCGTGCAATGCACTCACCCCTACGGCGCGCCGCATGACCCCGTTCATGCGGTGGTAGTGGGACCCCCCTCGAGGCTACCCAAAAGAGTGGACGCCCTGGAGTGGGCCTGGATGTCGGTTCGAGCGCTTGCGCGTCGAGGCGAAAACCCAGAAATCGACATGCAGGTCGACGAAGGACGTAATGGCGGAAGTACCGCTGAGATGGGCCGAGCCCGCTCGCTTCGTTGCCGAAGCGAGCGCGCGAGACCCCCCAGCGGGTCATTTCCTTCCACGACGGCTTCCGCCGCCACTAATAGCTGACCCTGCCCGCCAGGGAAGGGCATGCTATTAGTGGGGGCGAACACCGTTGAACTTCTCGCAAGAGAGGGCTAGCGTGCCCACCCTTCATGCGCCACGAGGCTGCATTAAGGCGTTGTTCAACCTTATTGCAGCTTCCTGACACAGGAAGCGTGGTCCCGCTGCACCCTCGTGCAGGAGGCCCAACCTGTCCGGCTCCACCGAGTCGAAGAGGGATGGTAGGCTAAT